GCCCTTCTCTGCCTGGCCCAGCTGCGACTTGATCAGCTTCTCTGCTGTTTCGATGTGAGCCTCGGCTGCCCTGATGGCGGCCTTGTTTTCCAAGATGCCCTTGGCCAGGTCGGTCACGCTGCCTGGCAGCTCGATCTCTTCTTAGCTCTTTGCTGCTGGCCGGTGGATACCAGTCGATCTCAGCGCTGCGGCGGTACTTGTCCAGCTTGTTCTCAAACTGCAGCACGGCCTTGACGATCTCTTTTTGGGTGTCGTAGTGCGGGCCGAACAGGAACACGCGCAGCTCGATGCCCTGGTACAGCACGCACACAGCGCCCCACTTGTGGCCGGTGACCAGCATCTGGCCTTGCAGCTGGATGGGGCCACGCGCCAGGTGAGGCACGTCCTCTGGCATGGTCTTGGTCAGCTTGGCCTCCAGCACGCCGGGGCCGTCTAGGACAATGGAGTCCTGGCCAACCACGAAGATGCCCTTGTCGGGGTCGCTGGTGATCTCCTGGCCGGTGCCATTGCCAACGCCGTCCAGACTGCACGACAGCGCAACGCTGCTGTGGGTGTATGCCTGGTTGATCTCGGTGTTAAATTCGGTGATGCCCAGGCGCTTGGCTGCCTCGATCAGGATCACCGGCTCCAGGGTGTTGCCCCAGCCCATGGCTTCGTTGCCAATGTCGGGGCGCTCTTTGCCGTCGATGGCGTTGATCGAGAACTGCAGCTCATCATTGGGCGTGCTGTACTTGCTAAAGCCCATCAGCCCCGGCAATCTGCTGGCGCTCATTGACTTGTCATCGGTTAATTTTCCGGCCATGGTTTACTCCTTTGTTGTTGCAAGAGAATACACACGCACAATCCGCGCATGTGCTTGAGGATGGACAGCTTCAGTGAAGCCGACCGTTGTAAATTGTTTGGTTCTAAATACGGCGCCAAGCACCGATGGATGTACGCCTGATGGCACTTCGATGAACTGCCTGATGTCATTGATGGACACCTGGCCCTGCTGCTTGCACAGAACCACGGCCAGCGCCCGGCACCGTTCTAAGAACTGGTGATCACGCTGCTCAAAAATATCGAGCTGGCGCTGCTTTATGTCGCGACCAATTGCCTTCATGATTGAATCTTTTCAACCTGTTTGGCCATCAACCAATTGTCACCAAGCCGGCGAACAGATCGCACCCATTGGAGCTGGTACGAGCGGATTACGGCAGGCGGTGCATCGTAATCGGCAAAGATGCGGCGAACGTGAGTCAGGAATCTGGTATTCATGATCAGCCCCTCCATGCCAACAAAACACCCCAGCCACCAAAGACCAGGAACGTGCCCACAACGTAGGCTGCATCGATTAGTTTTTCTTTCATGCTTCTCTCCTTAATTAAGCTCTTGCGAGCAAGTTGGAAACCTGGCTTGCGTGCCAGACTGTGCCGCCCCTGGCGGTTTCAATGCCACGAGCTGACAGCTCATTGGCAATGTCTCTGAGGGTGGCTGCACCCAGGCGTGCCTGGATGTCGCGCACCATTGGCAGCATGCGTGCTGCATAGGCGTCTGCCTTGGTCTTAATGCTGGCCACACCAGCTGCGCTGCCAACTTCTGGCGTTGGGCAACCCAAGCGTGTGCCACGGGCCTTGGCTTGTGCCAAAGCAGCCTTTGTGCGTTCGCTGATCTTGCGTGCTTCCCACTCAGCAAACACTGCAGACATTTGCAAAAACGTGCGGTCAGCTTCTGGCATGTCAGCGCACACGAATGGCACGCCAGACTCCAAGAGGCCAGAGATAAAGTGGACATTACGGGCAAGGCGGTCGAGCTTGGCAATCACAAGGACTGCCTTTGTACGCTTGGCCAGGCTCATGGCTTGAGCCAGCTGTGTGCGATCGGTCTTGCGGCCAGACTCGATCTCTGTGAACTCAGCAACCAGCTCCTGGTCACCGACGTGTTGGGCAACAGCCTGGCGCTGTGCATCAAGGCCAAGACCTGACTGGCCCTGGCGGTCTGTTGACACTCGGAAGTAAGCTACAAATTTGGTCATGATCAAGCCTCCACGCTGTCAAGCAATGCGTCCAGCTTCTTGTTGAGCGAGTCAACCTTGCGCTGTGCTGCAGGCTTCAAGAAGGTCTGGCGGCCAGAGAAGTAAGCCTTAGCGCCACCGATGTAGCTGTCGGCGTTGTGTTCGATGAGAGCGATCTGGCGCTCGATGTCTGCGATCTGCTTTGCTGTGGGTGTCATGTTGAACTCCTTGCACGTCATCTGTGCGTTGAACATGGAAGGATTATAAACACAAAGCGATATCGGTGTACAACCCCCAAAAGTATGCCCAACCATAGGGACTTACCCTAATACAGCTAAAAATCAGTCACTTAGGTGTCCTGTCCAATATCGGAGCGATATACACTAATGCTCCATGGACAACACACTCAAACCCTTCCTCACCAGGCTGCGCCCGGAGACTCGCCTGCTGCTCGACAAGGCAGCCGAAGACCAGCGCCGCTCTATCTCATCCCTGATCGACCAGTGCGTGCGTGACCAGCTGCAGCCACGTTATGGCCAGCTGACGCCTCGCCTGGAGCGCTTCCTATCGGGGGTGAAGCAATGAACCACACCGAAGCGCAAGCCATCCTAGACATGGCCAAAGACGGCCAGCCGATCCCCGAGGACGTGCTGACCGAGGCGCTGTTCATGACGGGAGATGCGGCCTGCTGGCGCGACATCCCCTGCCCTGACGTTCAAGCCTTCGTTGAAGACATGCGCAAGGCGGGCCTGCTATGAGCGCCGCCATCTACTTCGTGGTGCCTGGTCAACCCGTTGGCAAGGGCAGGCCCAGGGCCAGCACAAGGGGCGGCTTTGTGCGCATGTACACCGATGCAAAGACTGTGACGTATGAAAACGCCATTGCACGCCAGGCTAAGTACGCAATGAATGGCATGGATCTACTGACCACGCCTATCAGCATGCGCATAGTTGCCTTCTACGGCATACCGCCAAGCTGGACTAAGCGAAAGAAGCTGCAGGCGCTTCACGGGGAACTGACACCTGGAAAGCCGGACATCGATAACGTCGCCAAAGCGGTGATGGATTCATGCCATGTGGTCTATGTCGATGACAAACAGATCACTCGCCTGGTGATTGAAAAAGAATATTACTCGCCTGGTGATTGAAAAAGAATATTCGTTTGACCCGCGCATCGAGGTCTACATACACGAAAGATTGAAATGAGTTTTGCAAAACACCAAGTTAGCCTAAAGGGCAGCAGCGTCAATGGGCAGCCATTTAAGCTGTGCCACCGATGTGAAGAAAAGAAGCCCCCAGAGGGCGGCGTGCAGACCAGCCCACGTCGTTGGTACTGCGCTGTGTGCTGGGTGGACAAGATGAAGGGCAAGCGATGAGCATAAACAGAGTAGAAATTACCCGCTTGGCGCAAGAAGCTGGATTTGTTGGTATGGATGGTGAACATGGAGGACTTAGACGCTTTGCCGCCCTTGTCGCTTCTGCCGAGCGTGAAGCGTGCGCAAAGGTGTGTGAAAGCCTGCCGTTGGAATGGCCAGATCAACCAACATTTGCGCAGACCGAGCGGGCAACCATGATGGACTGCGCTGCTGCCATTCGATTAAGGGGGCAAGCATGAACACGCTACCGAACAAGCTGCGCCAGCTGCTGCAGGGCCACGACGGCATGACAACCAGGCAGCTGTCGCTATTGGTGAACTCATGCCCACGGGACATCACCAGGTCGCTCAAGACCATGCCAGACGCATACGTTGACCGCTGGACAGGCCCAGAGCGTGGCCAGTGGGCGGCAGTGTGGTGCGTGGTCGAGGTGCCCGAAGACTGCCCCAAGCCAGAATGAAGCGGCCATGGAAACCTCACTACCACAAGCACAAAGGCCCGGTCGAACCCGACAGGACAACGCTGCTCATGGGCGTGGCCAGAGAGCTGCTGACGACGTGGGAGATCACCAAAGACAAAGCGCTGGTGGACAGGCACCTGGCTGCAGTGGACAAGGTCTACGGCGCCGGCAGCGAGGCATCAGTGCGCCAGTACATGCACAGGATCAAGAGAGATGAACGCTGTGGCTGAACCGATTCACTTTGAGCTGCCCAAGCGGCCAAGGGTCAAACAAAAAGACCCACCACCCGATCAGCGCAAGGTCTGCGTGCTGCCGATCAGAGCTGTGTTTGACAAGCGCATGAGCCACGGCGCGCTGCAGGCACTGGCGGCTCTGTGCGCGTACTGCAACCGAGCAGGCATCACATGGGTCAGCCAGACCAGGCTGGCGCAAGAGCTAGGCATCAGCCAGCAAGCCGTGGCCAAGCAGTTCAAGCAGCTCAGAGACCTGGGCTACTTGGAGACCGTACGCAAAGGGTTCAAGGGCGAGCGCACCGACACCCTGCGCGTGAT